AAGGCACTGGAGCACACCCCACTACATGAGGAGGGGTTCGGGGAACGTAGTTCCCTGATGTCAAGCTGGACATTAAACGCAGCTGGCATTGATATAACTCAGCGGAAGAGGTGGACTGCCGGTCCAAGGTCGTGAGATCGAAACTCACCGTCAATGCTATTCAATTCGCCAGCTTTACAGAAGCTGGTCGTCATAGCTAAGCGACGTCAAAACACAGTATTACGATGCCGGTGTAGCTCAGCGGAAGAGCGCCTAAACCACCGTCTCCTGCCCCCTTGACCTGTGCAGATCTCGTTGACCTTCACATGTCCGATTGGGAGATGGTTATCCGCTCATAACGGGGAGGACGTAGGATCGAAACCTACCACCGGCATTCACTTTTTAGTTGTGATTCATTTTTTTTAATCAAAGGAAATGAATGTGAATGAATGTCGTTGCAGTTAATTTAGGAAACTGTTCCTTTTTCTTTTTGTTAAAACCGTTTTTCTTTGCGTTATACTGAAAAAACATGAATCTATGCAATACATAAAAGATGAGCGACACCACCAGCATTGACGATCTGCCCACTGCATCAGGACAAAATGCCAACACACAGAATCAAAATGTTGTGATCCAGAAGGCAGAACCAGGAGTCATGTCGTACTCGCCGAATGTTCCGGATTTAGCACCGCCTCCTTCGCAGCAAGGTCCGCCGCTGAACCCCAACCAGCAACCCAATCAAAAGCTCATGAACGAACTGGTGAGCGGCGTGCAACGTGCCAGCATGACGGGAATGACGGCGCTTCCATCCCGCGACATCCCGCGAGACACGAATTCAATGATGCAAGATGCGCAAGTTCAGCCGACTTACGTGCCGCAACCCCAGCGCCACGTGGACTACATTCAAGACCATGAAACCAGTTCCACGCTCGAACGCGTCATGCAGCAAAACACGCGGGGTTCCAATCGCGTCGACACATTGGAGACGTTTTACGAAGAAATCCAGTCTCCGCTCATGCTGGCCATTCTCTATTTTGCGTTTCAATTGCCGGCCGTCAAACGATACATGTTCCGGTACCTCCCGTCCGCCCTGTTCAATGCCGACGGGAATGCCAACCTGACCGGATTGATTGCAACGAGCGCCATGTTTGGCCTCTCGTTTTACACTTTGCAAAAGAGCATGAACCAGTTGATGGATTTTTAAATTTATTTTAGTTGCATAATTCATAATTCAAATACAAAATGGTTGGTTCTAATAAGACATATGGTAAGACCCGCAACAATAGGCGACATCAACGAGGAGGACTGTTGTCTTGGGGGAACTTTGCAGATCAAGCGATTTATCCATACATGCATGATGACCCGGTTTCTCCATACAAAGCACTACCACAATACAACACTTCAGAATTTAAACTATTTGTTGCGAATAACATAGACCCAATTCGAATGTTTACAAGCTTTGACGGGTCCCAGCCCAATTACGGCATTTTCACCCTGAAAGGGCAGAAATTTATTGACTTTGGCAATCATTTACGCGCGATGCGTGACGTTATGTGGAAAAAACAGAGTGCTTTAGTAGGCAATCAACATTTGCCAGACAATTTGCATTTGGGTTGGGTGATGACACCAGACAACCAATATGTGAACATATTCACAAACCAAAAACAGGCTGGTAAACCAACCCAAGAAGCCGATGGTAAAGATGCGTGGTCGTTAAGTGTAATAGAGAAACAAGCCATCGTTCGTCCAACATTAACAGCAGATAAAACGAAAATAACTACAACTGAAAAGGTCACTATAACCCCAACATATGGAGATTCTGCCACATTGATGGTGACAATTTGTCAGCCCACAATGATCGTGAACTCAGATGTAAATGACAGTGCAGAAAATAAACCAAATGGTCTTATTAAGACGACACATGGCAGTGCACCATTTTCATACGAAAACTTGCCAGCTGGCAAATATGTATTACGTTTGATAGGGAATTCAACTGAATCAGAGCCACTAACGATCACAGTTGAGGAACCCAAACCAAGTGGCAGGGGTGGCAAAACTCGTAGACACAAGCGACGTGCATGCAAACGCACGCGAAGGCATTAAATATGTTCCCATCTTTTTTGTTTTCATTTTTCGTATAATTTAATGCATTATCTTCTATCATTTGTTATAGTTGTTAAATAACGTAAATCACAAACAAAACAAATGATACAGCACCTTTTAGCAAAACTGCAAATGCACAAAATCCAAGTGCAAGAAAACGCGCCACAAGACGCACCACAGCCCGAAAAAAAAGAATCCAATCCGACTGAAGTGAAACCACAAACGCATTTGCATTTGGACACGACATTCAAGCTGCCAATGGAGTATTTGCCCAATGAATTGTTGCACCCCATTGACAAGAGCGTGCTGTCCGATTTGGAACTCATTGAATGCACCAAACCGGTGAACAACACGGCAACAAACCAGGAAGACGTGGAATCCAAACCCATGTACGCCCACATCTTTCAACCGCAGTCGGCATTTGCCAAACGCTACCTCGGCATGTGGGCCAAGCAAATGACATCCAGCGTCCCGCATCTGCAGGACACGCAGCGGTTCATTGCCGCCATTTCAAAAACGCAGGAACATCATGTGGTGGATTGTGATAAGGTCGAAGCCATTTGGACGCGCATCAAAACGGACGCGTCCTTCCGCGACAAATTCAACTACATCGACTATGCCCCGCTGGACATGTTGAACCGTTCACCCACGTTTTTGCAGTGCTACAGCATGTATAATCTTTTTTCCCCCATTCTCTCTTTTTTAATGCCCGTCATCATGCTCATCGTGCCATTCTTCCTCCTGAAGCTGCAGGGCGTCCCCATCACGCTGCCCACGTATTTCGGCATCATAAAAATGATGCTGTCGCAGCACGCCATTGGCAAGCTCATATTTGACATGAGCTCCGTGAGCTGGGACAAGCGCATCTACATCCTGGTGTCCGTCGTGTTCTACTTTGTGCAAATGTATCAAAACGTGGTTTCGTGCCACCGGTTTTACCGCAACACGTTCCTAGTTCATGATGACCTGGCCGCCATTCGCGCTTACGCCAATGAAACCATTCACAAAATGCGGACATTTGCACAACATGCACAAGGAAACGGCACCTACGCGCAATTCGCATCGGATTTGAATTCCAACCGCGAACAGCTGGAGCGCATGGTTGCAGCGTTGGATCGGATCGACCCCCCGGCACTAACCGCAAAGAAGTGCCTGCAAATTGGCTACATCATGCAGCAGTATTATGCGGTGTTTTCGGATGCGACCATTTCGGCGTGCATGCAGTACAGTTTTGGGTTCAATGCGTTTGCCGAGCACATGACGCACTTCGGCGCGTTGCTCCGGGACAACAAAGTGGCGGCATGCGAGTTTACGAACAATAATGCAGACAATGACAAGGACAATGAGAAAGACAAGGACAATGAGAAAGACAAGGACAAATCCAACAAAAAGAAATCCAAATCCAAGTCTAAGAAAGAAAAAGAAGCCCACCGCAATGACACTGAAATCGTGAACGGATACTATGTTGCAACTGTGGTTGGCGAAAATGAGACCCCCGTGAAAAACACGGTGTCGCTGAACAAACGGCTGGTCATCACGGGTCCGAACGCGTCCGGCAAAACCACCATTCTCAAGATGACCATGCTGAACATCCTGTTTTCACAACAACTCGGCTACGGGTTCTACGAAACCGGCACGCGCATTCACCCGTATCATCAACTGCACAGCTACTTGAACATCCCAGACACGTCCGGCCGCGACAGCTTGTTCCAGGCGGAGTCCCGGCGGTGCAAAGAGATTCTCGACAAATTGACTGGGACTGGGGGGCAACAAGTGCCCCCTACACAATGGGGGTGCGGGGGGCTTTGCCCCCCGGTCAGGCACTTCTGCATTTTTGATGAACTGTATTCGGGAACCAATCCATACGAGGCAATTGCCAGCGCATACGGCTATATCACACACCTGACAAAACAGGACAACGTGGACTTCATGCTGACCACGCACTACATCCAACTTTGCAAACTGTTTGAACAACAAAACACATCTTTAGAATCAGACAAACGAGAGAAAATCGATAAAAAATCGACCGAATCAAACAATGCAAACAATAAAATCAGGAACTTGCACATGGAAGTGGCTGATCGCGGCAATTACGATTTTAAATACTTATACACACTGCGCCCCGGCATTTCGTCCATCAAGGGAGGAATCAAAGTTCTGTATGACCTGCAGTATCCAGAATCGATTGTTGAAACCACGCGTGGAATTTTGAGCAGTCTTTAAATTCATTTTTGAAAAAATAAAATGTTGCGTATTTTTATAGTTTAGTCGAATTCATTCAATATGGGAAATTCATCATCTATTTACGCAAAGTTGTCTCCAGAGTTGCAAAATGAAATCAATGATCTTTACAAGACAGTCCACTGTAGATATGACCATCTTAAAGACAAGCCTGAAAGAACAATTGAAGAGTCAAAAGAACAACTTGAATTGGATAATCAATTCATGTCCACCACGTTCGGTTCAGTTCATAAAACAAATAAATTGAAGGACATTATACCAGATGACATGAGAAAGAAGTTGGATTCCGAATGCAATGATGTGATGAAGACACGTGTAGCTGATATTAATGCATTGATTCGAGAAAGAAATGAGATTGCAGAAAAAATTAAAACAGAAATGTTTTCAAAAGAAGCAGCCAAAAGTGGATTTCATGAAATGAACTCAAAATCAAAAATGGACGGTGGCTCCAAGAAGTCCAAGAAGTCCAAGAAGTCCAAGAAGTCCAAGAAGTCCAAGAAGTCCAAGAAGTCCAAGAAGTCCAAGAAGTCCAGGCGGCATTAATCCTTGCGTTCGTTCAACCACATTTTATTTATTATTTGATTGTAAGACATATTAAATAATATTTCAATACTAATACATATTTCAATATGACTGGTTCATCATTTTCAATTGCAACCACGGCATTTGTTAGTTTAGCAATATGCGCAATCATTTCTTACGGGGTGTTTTACTACTTTAAGCAGCGCCTCTCTCTCATTGAGCAGTCGCAGATGGAGCAAGCGCGCATCATGCAGGCGATCATTTCGCGCGGGTTGCCGCAACATTCAGCGCAACAGCAGCAGCAGCAAGCAACGCACCAACTGAATGCAGAACAACAAGCGGCACAATGCCACAAGGAAATCACGATTACGCAAAACAGCCTCATTGAAGTCAGTTCGGATGATTCCGAATCCGAGTCGTCTGATTCGGAATCCGAGTCGTCTGACACTGAGTCAGATAAGTGGTCGATTGGAGACGAGATTCATCAAAGCGATGCATATCACAACGAATTCATCGAGATGTCCAAAAAAATGAGAGCATTGTCCGAAAAGAAACAGATACACATTGACAACAGCGAAAACATCGAAAACATTGACAACATTGACAACATTGATGACATTAGGATTGAAAACATCGAAACCAATGCAGATGACACGAACACAAAAAAAATAATTTCTCTCAAGAGCGCGCTCAACCATGAAGAGCACGAATCCGACGACGAGGATGAAGATTCATCGTCATCTTCATCGGAATCCGAATCAGACGAAAAACCCCAAGATTTTGAATTGAAGATTGGTTACAAATCGGCATCATCCAACAAGGACGCATTGAAGGCAGCAGTGCATCTGAACTATGGCAACATGTCAGTTCCTGCGCTGCGCCAACTGGCCAAGGAGCGCGGGTTAGGGGGCGACGACGGGGACCTTCAAAAACTGAAGAAGAAAGATCTTGTGCATCTTCTGCAATGAAATATGAAATTGAGTTCAACACAAAAAAAATAATATAATTATTATACAAGCATTATATTATACCCCCCCCCACAATACACAATCAAATCAAATGAGCTGGGCAACTTGCTATGCTGGTTCCAACAACATCCATTTCAATTTCCCCCCCATTATGGCGGATGGACGCAACTATGCCGATTGGCAACCCGGCGCAGTCATCAACGAGCGCATTAAGGAACAGGCCGGCATAACATCAAACTCGCAGTACCGTCAGTATCTCACTCACAATGCCACGCAAATCATGCAGGCGAATCAGGTGGAAGCGTGCAACCAGTGCGGCAGCTGTGTGTTCAACACGAGCAACCCTCTGCAACCGCAACCGAATGTTCCTTACGTTTTCAACGGCGTGCTTGATAGAAGCCAGCCCTTTGGCTATGAAAACAGCGACCTGAAGAACTATTATTTGACGCGTCAGCAACTGCAAGCGCGCATGATCGCCCCCGTCATTACCCAGAACGAGCTGCTGATGCGTGGATATCCCACGCCCAATTGAAACGATTTTTAAATCCAAACCAGAATTCGGTTCATTTTTTATTGCGTCGTCCGTATTTGCAATACTGACGTTGCGAGAATCCGCGAGGGGCATTGCAGTTAATGCTCCGTTTGTATTTCATGGTCCACTTGCCGCCCTTTCTCAAAGATTTCAACATTGCATAAATTCCCCTTATATTTTATTTTCATTTCATTTTCATTGCAAACCCACATAAACACATGCGCACAAATAAAGGAAACATAACTGCAAACGTGATAAAATATTTGCATGAGAGTTCTGAGCATTGATGTGGGCATGAAGAATTTGGCGTACTGCTTGTTCGAACGCAATCTGGTAGATGTCGGACAATCAAAAGACCCCGAATCCATGATGCAACAACTTTCAATTGTGGCCTGGGACACGGTCAATTTGTGCGATGCGGTCGATGCAGTAAAATCGATTGCCCCCACGTGTTCAAGCGCTGGATGCAAGTTTACTGCCAAATTCATGCACGCCACTCTGCAATCAAGTGCAGAGCAGGATGTTATCGAATCTTACCACTGCACCCGGCATGCGAATTCTTCGGGATACAAGATGCCGCTGCAGCCGTCCATTGCGTCGCCGCGAATTTTGAAAAAAATGACGCTGGATGAATTGAAGGCATTTTCTGGCGAATATCTCTCTACTTCCATTCCTGAAAAATCCAACAAGAGCAAATTGAAGTTGTTGCAACATGTTGCGATTGCCCTGGCAGCCGAGTATCTGGTTGCCGTGACGACGAAACCCAAGGTCATCTCTGCGGCGTCGTTGGATTTGATCACCATCGGGCGCAACATGCACCAACGGTTCGATGCCTTGCCGCATTTGGCATCGGGGCTCGATGTTGTCATCATTGAGAACCAGTTAAGCACGTTGGCAACTCGCATGAAAACGCTACAGGGGATGATCACCCAGTACTTCATCATGCGCGGGGTTCCGGACATTCAGTTCATATCAGCCACAAACAAGCTGAAGCTGTTTTCCTCGGATTCGTCGAATACAAGCGCCGGTGCAACAGACGACAAGGCCGACTACGCAGACCGCAAAAAACGCAGCATTGAAATCACGCGCACATTGATTCCAGCACACGCGCACGCAACATTGAAGTTTGAAAACCACAAAAAGAAGGATGATTTGGCAGATTGCTTCTTGCAAGGGTTGTGGTGGTTATGCACAAGAGAGAAATCATGAATATTGGCAACAGTTTGACATGATTTGAATATTAAATATTAAATTTATATTGCGTATGATTTAAACTTAAAAGATATAAATCAAACATAAGAATAGACAATACCAATAGAGTTGTGATGGAAGAGGTCATCGACATTTCAAATTTGCCCAGCGATTCACGCTTTGGAGGAAGCAAGTCGTCCAACTTTGGCGGCGGGCTTGAATTTCTTATGAATGATAAAGTGAAAAACGGCACTGGTGGCAACAAGGGCAACGGCGACATCGACATCGGCGACCTGAATGCATTGGAAGCCGAGCTGAACGAGCTGAGCGATGTTGCGGCGCCGTCTTCGAGCAAGTCATTGTTTTTTGGAAACTCTGCGTCCGGGTCCGGGTCCGGGTCCGGGTCCGTTTCATTCCGGGACGACCCGATTGAACTGGGTGGTGGCGGCGGTGGATTCAATTTAGGCAGTTCAACCGCATCTGCCGACGACGACAAAAAAACGTGGGACGGGTTCGGCAAGTTCAACAACGTGCCGCTGAATCCGGACGCGCCGGTGGATGCCAACCCCCAGATGACCAAGGAAGAGCTGCTGCGCGAAAAGTTCAAGTACCTGCGAAAGCTGGAGGATTTGGAGCAGAAGGGCATCACGCTGACGAAGAAGTACTCCATGGAGTCGTCGCTGGCGGAAATGAAGGGCGAGTACGAGACGCATCTGGAAGAGCGCGAGCGGCGAAACAGCGTGAAGTTCCAGGGCAAAATGCTGATGTCGGTCATCACGGGCATTGAGTATTTGAACAACAAGTTCGACCCGTTCGACTTGAAGCTGGACGGCTGGAGCGAGCAAGTGAACGAGAACATTGACGACTACGACGACATTTTCTCGGAGCTGCACGACAAGTACAAGACGAAGGCCAAGATGGCGCCGGAGCTCAAGCTGCTGTTCCAGCTGGGTGGCAGCGCAATCATGCTGCACATGACCAACACCATGTTCAAGTCGGCCATGCCCGGCATGGATGACATCATGCGTCAAAACCCGGAACTCATGCAACAGTTCACTGCGGCGGCCGTGAATTCCATGTCGCAGAACCGCCCCGGGTTCGGCAACTTCATGGGTGACTTGATGGGTCCTGCACCCCAGGGCCCTCCACCAACTCAATCGGTGCCTTCGCGCCAGACACAACCCTACATTCCCAATCAAAGACCACCACCTCCGCCGGTTCCCACCAGCGTGCGCGACCCCAATTCGGATGCGGGCACACCGTTCCGCGCTGGAAACAACACGGCGCCCCCACCTTCCATGCCGTCCAATCGGCCGGACTTGAATGCCGCGCGTAATGGCAACGCCAACGCATCTGCTTCTTCTGCACCTCCGGTCACTGTCTCCAAGCGCCCCGACATGCGCGGCCCCACCGACATTTCCAACATTCTGTCCGGACTGAAAACCAAAACCATCCAAGTGCAGCAACCGCAACCGCAACCACAAACACAAGTTGAGGATAAGACCAGCACCATCAGCATTTCGGACCTGAAGGAATTACAGAACGACAACCTGCCTCACAAGAGCAAACGCCGTCAACGGTCCGACAAGAACACGGTCAGCTTGGCGCTGGATATTTAGAAAAAACACAAAAATAATATTGAAGATTGAATATTTATAATATCATAAATATGCATAAGTGCAAAATGAAAAATCAAAAATACAAAAAAAACAAAAATACAAAAAAATCAAAAAATGGTTTTAGAAGAAGGTCGCGCAAACACATAAAAGGAGGACTGCGTTCTGATTGGAAAGAGAGAAACCGCGTCCAAGACGAACATGGAATTTACATTATTTACCATTCTGAATTGCATCCAAACATTCATATAACATACCGTGGTGAAGACAATTTTCATGCAACACCCAACCACCAGTTTAGCCACTTTGGACACGATACGCTTGGCAATCATGGAAAACTTGGTTTTTTCGGAAAAAAAATAACAAATGATGAGGAAAAAAAAAATAAACTAATAAATGCCTGGCTATCATTTAATGAAGGATATATAGCGCTTCCAGTCGTTCGCCATGAGTTTTCGCCTGGTGGTGTGGCGGTCATGAGCAGAACACCAACCCCACGTAGATCAACTGACCCTGATGACTATCCCATGTTTGTATACCCTGGTCTTCCTCCCTCAAACTCGTGAAAACTAATGCATTTTTATAAAAGAAACAATATAAATATACTCACGCGCATATATTTACATTGCATTTGTGCACAATCAACCCAATCAATACATCAAACAACACAAATAACAATGTCGTCGGACAAATTCACAATGACATGCGACAAGGACTCCGTGTATTTAAGCAGGGACAAACCCAACTACATGTATTTGATTGAATTTCGGGCACGCAACGAAAAAATTCGCATTGATGCATTGTTGACATTCGACATTTACAAGATGATGTATGAATTGAACAAGGACTTGTTTGATTCGCATCACATTGCATTCCCTGACCCGACGGACCCATCGCGAGCCGAAATTCTCTTTGTTTTCAAGAGTATTATGGGATTGGGCGAGAGATACACGCATGTGCACACGGACATGCCACATTTGCTAAAAACGCAAAACCAAAGCCAAACCCAGACCATTGAAATCGCCAGCATGAACGTTCCCAAGAATGCGCCCTCTTTGCTGCGGCATTTGATTCCCAAGCGCGCCGAACAAATTGATTCGGACAATTCCAACATCATAATTCACGTGCAGCCGGATGGACACACCATTCAATTCCATTACAAGTTCAAACTGCAGCTGTCCAAACCGGATGACGTAATTTCCATCCCGCCATTTGTCGACAAGGCAGTCAGCACGATGATGAAAACCATATTCGTGCGCATGAAACAATTCATTGAATGCCTTGGATAAAGTTTCACTTGCGTTTGTAAAACACCAAATACAACAATCCGACTCCAATTATGGAACCAATGACCATGTGTTGCGTCGTTAAAGTGGAAGATTGGGTGCTCTTTTCAGTGCACGCGTTCAACTTGCACGTCATTTGCCTTTCGATTTATATGAACTTTTGCAGGTTATATAAATCATAAATATTAAATTTTGGTCAAATTTTGTCAAATTTTGTCAAATTTTGTCAAATTAGTCATCTTTTGAAAATTTTTGAAATTCTACCTTTAATTTTGTGTTATTGTCAATTTGCTCTCCATCAGGATTTGTTAAATTCGAAGTTCTTAACCGGAAATGATACACCGGAATGTTTATGACATTTTTCGATAAACCTAGATTTCTAGTGGGTGATTCAGTGATCATCCACATTTGACTCTTTTCAAATCGCAAATCTTCGGCTTCATCTTCAGCCACTCCTGGATGTTTATCTGCAGCTTCGTCCCTAACTGCTGTTGCTGCCTCATTCGCAGCATGCGCCATTTCGATTTTGATAGATTCCCACGCATGTATTGCCTTGCTTTTAGTGGATTTGCCAATATTTTCCAACGCCTGACTAACATAAGCGTTGGTGTCGGTTTTAATCAATATTTTATCACCCGGTTTCAGTGTCAATAAATAAGTGCTAATGTCCTGCAACATTCCATTCACCATGACATTTGGGTTTACATAGAGCATCGTGCTGTCGGTTTGTATTGCCGCATTCCATCCAATGTGCGCACCTGGATTTGTCATGTCTTGTGGTGCATAATTAGTGGAAAGGTTTGCCAATTTGTTTCGCATTTCTTGCAAAATTGGTGCGTCAATTGCAATCCCAGCAACACCGTGCATTTCAACAAGGTTGAAATATTCCGCGATTTTGGCCAAAGCACGTATTGAATTGTATGAGCCGCCAATCGGAATGCTTGGCAACACCGCTACTGAGGATGGGTCAAATGGGGGCGTGTTATAAAACTTCGCATTTTCCGTCAATGCAGTTTCTGACACTTCCTCATTGATTGTCTTCAACTTTTTAGAATTGGTTGTTCTCAAAATGGGATTTGTGGCAGCATTTGTGCAGCCAATTAATATGGTCGCCGTGCCATTAAGTTCAGTTGGAGCAATTAGGCCCATCGCATTCCCACTTGCATCAAAGCGGCCACGCGTCAATGGGTTTGCATCAAAGCATGAAGTGTAATCATACACCGCATTCGCCGATTTGAATCCAAGCCGTTTAAAAACATTGGCAATCGTGAAATTTTGCTCCTTCGCTTTCAAGTTTGTCATCATTTGTTCCCACACAATTTTCAAATTGGAATCCATCATGGCTTTATCGGAAGAACAAGTCAAGCTCGCCTGGTCCAACAATGTTATGTCCGACAACTTGCCTTCAAACAAAGTGAATGTGAGTTGAACCACAAACAGTGGAAACTCGATGCACTTCCTTGCGGATGATGCGGATGATGAACGCAGTCCCCGTAGTTCAGCAAAATCAATGGCTTGACGGGCGCCATCTCTCTTCAATGAAGCCAGTTTTGTGTCGTTGCGTATTTTGCAATACAGTTGCTCTTCGGGCCATGCATAATTATTCAACACCATTTCCTTGCCGTCAATTTTCATGGGGGCATTCTTTTGAAACAAATTTTCAAATATGGTTTTCACATTTTTCATGAACTGGGCAATCGATGGCTGTTTTGAAACCATAAGAATCCCGGAATTTACAGCAGACGATTCCGCGCTTGTCGATGCGACTTGACTCACGCCCAGCGATTCTTGAATCTTGAGGTCCACGATTTTTTTTAATAGCGGCGGCAACGGTTTGGTCTCAGGCACTTCGCGTGAAGCAATGTCGTCAAAATCAACGTACTGCCACTTGTTGATGTCCAATAACTGCGTGCATACGAACGGATTGTGCAGTACGCTTGAATTCGGAATGAACACGCCATCGCACACCCCCGTCGCAAATTTGGCATCCATCGACCACGTCATGTCGACCGTCAGGGCCGCAAGCGCCACTTTAACCCGTTCAATCTCGCTGGGTATTATCTGAATGTTGTCGGGTTTAATTTTTGAAAGCAGTGTCAGGATTTTCTTGGCCTGCGTATAAATCTTCAACGATGCGTCAAAATTATCTATTCTGCGTTCCAACAAATTGTACAAAATTAACACGTGTTCATCAAACGAACTCAAGTATGCATTGCTCGGGATTGCATTCTTATCATCCATCGTCCACCAACTAATATTCATATTCGTTGGATTTTTGCTATTTTCAATTGCATCAACCAATTGTCGGTCGGTCTTATGATTAACATAAGTGTCTCTTATTTTCTCTTGAACAGAGACCAACTCTTTTGGTTTAGTAGTTGCCACAACACTGTTCCATCGTTGCAAATTAGCATCAATCACATTCATTTTTCTTTCAATGTTGCGGGCCTCATATAATGTTCCAATTTTCACTTGTGCACTGCGAAGACATTCACCCAGTTGTGATGACGACGACACCAATGACCACAATGACGCAATTTCTTTATTAACAACGTCTTCAACGTTGTCCGGACACTCACCGCAATTTCCGATGAATGCGCGCGGAGTGCTGCAGTAATTCACAAAATACAACAAGTCCTTTTCTTGCAGGTTCAATCCACCCATCTGAAATTTGAGTGTAAAAAAATCTTCAGCTGGCATAATCTGCAATTTCAGAGTTTCGTCAATGGTGGTTGATTGACTCGTGGATGACCCCATCCGCAATAAAACGGATTCGCGCTGACTTGTGTATTCGTTATAACGCTGTTTCACATCCTGTTGTGTTTTTTCATCGTAATACACAATGACACTGACATTGTTCGATTCGTAAAACATGCTGTAGTCTCTGACTGCGTAAAAAAACGAATCGCCAATGAATTTCTTATCTTCACCGCTGACCATTTTGAGATTTCTCTCGTCGTTCTCGTATCCAATTGCCATAATTTTGACGCAAATTCGTTTGGAAGATGATGATGGTGCGGTTGCGGTTGCGGTTGCGGTTGCGGTTGCGGATGCGGATGTCGAACCCGCACTTCTTGCATTCAGTATAACCGTTTTAAAAACCAGTTGCATCATTTTATACAATTGTTCCATGTATGCACCGCGGTTCAGTGATTTTTTCCCATTGGGTTCCACCGTCATGAACTTGCTATACGACGGACTGATTTCAGAGCTCAAGTCTGGAATCCAGGTGTGAAGCATGAACGAATTGGTTGGTCCACGCATGGGGGGAGTGATGAACATCAGCGGCGCAGGATATGCCGTGGGCAAATTCGGTTCCGTGTAATCCTGAATGGCTCCTGGTTCGACCGGACGCATCAATTGCATGAATCGGTATGTCGCTTGTTCATTTGCTATATTTTGAGTCGCGGTCAATTCATACCGATAATGTCCAGGAGTTGTCCAGTTGTACATTGCGTCGATCTCACCTTGTCGAGCTCTATTTAAGACGTCTGATGCACCCCGTGTCATCGCATTCCAATCATAAAATTGTTTATTATCTTGCAACGGATTTTTACCTCTTCTAAAAGGAGCCACAATTCGAGAAGTCATTTCTGTTGCATTCTTGATCGCCTCTTTTATTGTGTCCAGTTTTTTCTCAGCTCTTGCTTGTTCCGGCGAGACATACATCTCTTTCCATGTTTTTTTTGCATATCGTGGGTCTGTATAATCTATTCTTGAGTCGGTTTTATTGGGAAGTGGGGTTGGATTATCAAACCGCATTTTGGGATAATTGGGGGGTGGATTGCGATTAACGTAATGCACGTTTTCGGTTAGTGGGTCCACCCTCGGAATCCACTGATTTTGTTCTTTGGCAGAGGTGGACGTGGTTGAATCCTGTGCCGGTGCCGGCAACAGCTCTTCGCCCAGAATGTGCCGTATCAAACTCGGGTCCTGGCGAAATATCCACTCATAATCAAAATACAATGGGCCATGTATGATGTAGAGCATTTCATCATTGAATTGGTTGAATTCATCTTGCTCTTTCAACTGTGCTGATGCATCAACGCCGTTCGCCAAGGATTTGTAAAATGTTTTCAAGTAATCTGCATGCTTGGGTGCATTTTCATGCACCGGAGCTTGGTCGCTGTATTTCATCACAGACAACAGCGTGGCATTATCATACATGAATGATGCGAAATTGCATTGTTCAAATATCACTTGTTCCATCGCCTTCCCCACATCTCTTATCCTGAATTTTGTTTCCGATGTGAACATTGAAGTTTGATGATTTGCTGCTGCCCAAACCGAAATCGCCATAGCACGTGCCGGTTCAAGTAACGGATTCAAACCGTTTTCTGAAATGGAATGAGCAAATGTGGAACCCTCCTTCAACATTGTTTCAATCTCATTTAGCTGTTTGGATATATCCGGAACCGGGTCAGTGAAATCAACACGAATCATGATGTGCGCATACGTCGCAACTGCAACCGCACAAATGCAATTGCACGCATTCTTTGCTCCATCCAATTTAGAAACGGCAAAATCCAAGACACCATCAAACTCAATGTCAGAACCAGATGCCAATCCATGCATCGTGTCATTAACAACATCATCGCACATTTTTTTTATTTTTTCACGCGACAGCATGAGAGAAGGTGTCAAAAAACAAGGGTATTTGTAATAGAGGCGTTTCAATAATATCTCATAATTCAGACTGTCTTCGGTTGTGGACCGGAATGTGCATAAATACGTTTTATCACGTATTGCTTTCAGTTTATTCGAACGCAGTTCCGACCGATTGGCCAAATTCTTGTTTGTCATGATTCCAATCAAAAATGCAGGCATGATTTCAATGTTGCGAGATGGTGCTTCTGGACCCGTGTAATCAACCCGGGTTGCCTTAGCGGACATCGACATGTTTGAATTCAGCAACGGAAGGTAATTTGGAATGCGGCCAACTGACGACATATTGTATAAGACAATTTGGTTAGAATACACGTAAAAATAGTTGAGCATGCGACCCAGTGTTAATGCTTTTGATGTGTTTAATCGTTCTGGTAATTTATCATAAATGATTTCCCATAACTCGTTCAACTCAATCGGGACGTTGTTTGATTTTGAAAAATCAATGGCATATTTGGTTGCATTGGTCAAAGGGTCCAACTCTTTTTTTGCAGAATCATGCGATTTTTCAATGAATGCAATTTGGCGCTCGTTGACCTTCTTGTTTGCAAACATGACAAAGGATTCGAACATGCTCCAATTCAGGAAGATGTTTGCCGCCGCATTATCAAACTCTGTTTTTCGTTTGAACAATTGCTTTAACTTTAAATCATAAAATGCATTCATGACGTCCTTATTGATTTCAAATGAGGTTGGAACGAATACAACATAATCGCACGTCGAGTCTCGTTGCGTTTGCCTTTGCGCAGCATCCAAACTGTCAAACGATGATGCCAGAACCATTTTCCGAGAGAATGTGTCAATTAAATGTGGGGCAGATGAGGCAGACTGCGGTGATTTTGAATCCTTTGTCGGGTCCTTTGTCAGGCCTTTGGCGTCCTTGTTCGCCGTGTCTTTTTTCTTTCCGGTCCGAATGGAATTAAACGTTATTAGCAACGGGTCATACGTTGCTTTTCTCAAATTGGCAGCAAACCGCGAAGACTGAATACTGTCGCTGGCATCACTTCCAAACAAGTTCAAAAGGTTCATGTGTGATTTGCTTGTCTCCCAAAATGGAATAGAATAGAATATTAAAGTATATTTATATTTTAATATTGAAATTCAAAATGCATGAATCATCATGAATCAAATTATCCCTTTGCAGACCGAAATGCGGTCAAATATCGGTTGTGTTTCATGGCATCTCTCTGTTTTTTGGCACGTTCCAGCACGTCCATCGCATCGCTGATTTCCTTGTCGGTGACCACGTTGCCAGGGCCATGACCCGACTTAGACATTCCGCCTATAGCTGATGCGGTTTGGGTGACTGTGGAACTTGACGTCCCGCCCAAAACGCCGGTACTTGTGGCAATCGAGTTAGACATTGCACGATATTTGTCGGGCATGATGCAGTACTTGCTGCTTGCATTCAGTCCGTAGTCCGCTAAAACCACAAACACGGCAGTCAGAACAAGGGACATCATCAAATCGCGCGTGCCCATCCATGACACGGAAAACACCAGCACTTCTTTGGTTAGCGCCGTCTTCAAAAAGTTTTCAGTGGACGGGTCCAACTTGAGTTCAATGTATCGCGCACCAATGTTCAGCGTCAACATGATGATGCCCGCAAAAAACAAGCTGTTGTTCAACCGGTGCACTGCATAATTAAACCAACCAAAGATGAAATCCAACATGGAATTGCAGTAATAAATATTGTGGGTTTTATTAACATATCAATACAAAATAAAAAATGCTAAAACAATTGACGTTTCAAACGGTTGGCGCCCGATTTTAAATTGTTCAAACCATTCGTGACCAAGTGACGACCCGTGCGAATGTGAGGACGCAGCATGGGAGTGAAGCCTTCTGCTGTTGTCGATGCTGTGGTTGTGGTTGGTGTCGATTTAATTGTCCATCCGCATGTAGGGTCGCATAAATTGTTGATTGTTTCATATGCAGTGCCCGACTTTAATTGCATTGCGCCGCGGGTGCAGCTAAACAAGGATTTTTGGTCAATTGACCCGAATGCCGCGATCTGGTCGGTCCCTAATGTGGGATTGCCACTCGCATCCATTTTAGTAAAAAATGCAGGAGTCAACATGTAGGAAAAGGTTGTCTTTCCGGATTGCGTGGGGTCATCTGGTATTCCTTTAACACAAAACTTTTTCCTAAATTCATCCGGGGTTTTGAATGAAATGGCCGGTGTTGGAGTTGTTGCAGTTGCTGGACTGGAAGACGCCAAAGGATTCACCATGCCTTCTTTCATGGTTAACTGATTTAATACGGCAATGATTGCAATTACTGCGATGATTCCTGCGATCCGATGATACATTGTTAGTGCAATGATTGCAGCAACCATTATGAGTTTACCCAACACATTATCTCTCAAAAAGAAAAGGGGGGAAGCCCAAATCATGCATGCAATCACACATGCAAATGCAACGGCTCCCAACTCGGGGTCCATGTTCGTGATTTTTTTGGCGAATTCTTTCAAATGAAACATTCCAATGATTGTTTAGGAGCAAACGAGAGAAAGGCAGATATAATATAACCCGATATTAATATTTTACCAAACACCAACGCAACGCAACGCAACGCAACGCAACGCAACGCAACGCAACGCAACGCAACGCAACGCAATAAGATAAACAAAAACAAAATATTATCTACCTTTTTATTAGGAGATGTCTGGATATTTGCAATATTCAAATTACGGGGATGATGATGAACCGCAAGTGAAACGAAAGGTTGCATCAACACCAACGCCAGCAATGCAATTGGATAAGAACCAACCAAAACGAATATTAAGAACAAATCAACGCACCCTTCGGTCCAAGCCGCCGGGCCAAGGACAGGGCCAAATGCAAGGCCAAATGCAAGGCCAAATGCAACAACAACAACAACAACAACCAAAACAGCCACACAAATATGTTCAAGAACTCATTCAAAAAATCCACAGCTATGAAAATAATGAGGATGTCAGCGATTCCGAAGGTGATGACAACAACAATTATGTCCCCATGGCATCCGGCCCAAATGCTAATCCCACCACAACCATTCAGCAACAGTTTCAAACCGATTCGGTTCCAAATCGAAACCGATTTCCAGGAGCAAATCCGGATGATTTAGGTCCCAAATGGAATCCGGCATCCGCCAGGGAACCGTTCTCGATTCAAGAAGCCAAGGCTTTAGCAAGTCAATACTTGCCGTCCGTGTTCCAGGCATCCAATACCGGCGATGACAGCGATAGCAAGGACGCGATGATGCAGAAGCTGGACCGCATTATCTCTCTGTTGGAAGACCAGCATGATGAAAAAACGGGGCACGTCACCGAAGAACTAGTTTTATACTGTTTTTTAGGCGTGTTCATCATTTTCATCGTGGATTCATTCGCACGAGCGGGAAAATACGTGCGTTAGTTAGGGACGCGCCGTCCCTAAAACCCTGGCACTACTTAGGGACGTGCCGTCATAAAACCCTGGTACTACTTAGGGCACTACTTAGGGCATTATTAATATATTGCATTAATGTATTAATAATCAATCTAATCAATCCATTCTCTCAACTTTGCAATTCAATAATGAAGCATCATCATGTGGCAGTCCTGTTCCTTGCGGTGACACTCATTGTATGCGCGTTTTATGCCCAAGGAACCCAAATGATGGAACCATTTAAGGGCAAAGGCAAAGGCAAAGGCACCCTGCGGTTTAACGGGTCGTATCCCAGCGCCCCCGTGGTGTGTTTGGCCGGAAACAGTAAAATTCCATGCACGGCATTTAGCAGCGCATAGAAGAAATGAATGAATGAAATGAATGCGTTAGTTTGCCGGTTTGTAAAACAGGTAGAAAAATTGGTGCTCTTTTTGTGCTTTGACAAGGTCAATTTGTCCAAGCATGTTGAATCCGACGCCCGTCGCCAGTTCAATGAACGTCTGCGGGGACGGCATTCTGAAGTTGCGCACGTTTTTGCGCACTCGGCCCGTGGTGTCGTCAGTGAACACCTCCATGTATTGAACCACGTCGTTCGGGAAAATTTGCACGTCCGACTTGTATTCAAAGTCGTTGAACTTCGCGACACTCTGCGCCCCCTTTTTTGTGGGCGTGGGTATAATTGTAGTTGCGTTGTCGCCGCCCAACATGCTCGCCGCATTGAACCGGCGCGGGTCCACCAAATGCAGCACAAAATAGCCGCCCGGTTTCAGCCACGCATAAATGTTGGAGAACAGCTGCTCCGTGTTGGGAATGTAGTACACCTCGAAATTCAGCATGGACACCAGCGTGAAGCTCTCCGGCTTGAACGACGACACCACGGTGGGGTCGCCCTTGACGATGTTCAGACTGGGGTACGACTTTTTGGCCTGCGCAATCATGTCCGCAGACGACTCGATTCCGGTTATATCGGTTATGCCGTGCTGAATGAAAGCGTTCATGTAGGCACCGGTTCCTGCTCCGATGTCCAATGCAACCGTCTGGTTCGAAATGTCCGGGTATTTGTTGATGATGGCACCCACTTCATACGTGTTGTTGACCTTTTGGTTGAACAATTCGTCATAAACGGCTGCGTAAAAGGCGTCCTTCGTGTCGGCATCCTTTTTCACAATGACGCCGCTTTTGCTGCTGCTTGAACTGTTTTGCACGAACGACTCCATGAATGACCCGGAAAATGGGCGGGGGTTTTTGTGCCGTTGAATTTTATTGTACGCCGAAATGAGCAGCAACATGGTGATCACGATGAGCAGCATGCGAAACCAGACGTTTTGTTCAATCGATTTGCAGAAGGTGTTGAATGCATTCATTGGAGGGAGAGAATTGTGTTATTTTATTGATGATAATGTGTTGATATTAATATATGTTATATTGTTATTTATTTTTTTGGCATTCCGGATTAAATGAACGACAATGAAATCAACGACATTCGCGGGGAAAATGAATTCAAAGGAACCACATTCTCAAAATACAAAAAGGCCGACGTCCGCAAAGAATTGCTCAACTGCCTAAAAAATGGGAGAATAGAACCCGCTTGCTACTGGACCGCCGAACTGGTGTGCGCGGGACATTTCCCCGAGCTGTGGGACGTCATCATAACATTCAGCAGCAAACACATTCATTTAGCAAACCCCCGACTGTGCACGTATTTGGAAATGCGGTATGAAGCATTCAAAGGCATCGTTGCCAACGGCTACGTCGGAAACGAACTGCGCATGCGCAACAATCCCCGCATCCGGACCCTGTTTGCCGAAGTCATGTGCGTGCTCTGCAACTCCAAAAAAAAATACAGCCTGGAGGGCATCAAGGTCAAGAAAACCGATTTTGACAGCACCTCGATGACGGACAAGCTGAAAGCCCCCAATGTGTCATACGCATCCGACGCATTCTTGTCGGGCGACCCGAAAGAACTCTTCATTGCAATCAACGAATTCGCGTTCCACATCTCTAAAGAATCCAAAAACAGTTTGCAAGCATCCTACTGGCTGGAATGGATCATGGAATTCGAACACATCTGCAAAATGAAAAAACAAAAGTGCGTCGGAGAACGCCGCAGCACCATGCCCGTGGAATCCAAATTTCAAATGGACCCCATATGGATCGCGTGGGAACTCATTCTGGGACAAGCGCAAAAAATGCCCGACCCGTTGACACACAAAATCGTGCAAAGTTTGCTCAAACTGTATTGTTTGCGATACACCGATGGTGTCAAAAAGAAACGGCGGTATTTGATTTACTTTGCGATTTGTTTGCTGACCGAGCCGGTCATCATGACGCAAGAAATCGTGTCGAACAAAGAAACCATTGAAGCGGTTGTGAAAAAAATCGACACGGTTTATAAACAAGTGAAAAAAAATGAAATTGCACCCAAAATGGATTATTTGGCGGGTTCAATGGGGGGTGGTGCCAAATCCGATTTAGATAAAACGATTGAAAAGATGGACAAACTGAACTCAATGAACACCATTATTCGCATGACATAGGGTGCATCCGTTCATCATTTCATCATTTCATCAATTCATCATTTCATCATCATTTCATGGATTTGTTTGTGTGTGATAAAGTGATATATTTTTATCTTCATTAAAATATATTAGCATTTGTTCCAAACATATTTATTGCAATGTCGTATCCTGCTCCTGCACTTGCACCTGCGTCTGCTCAATCTGCTCCTTCTTTCAACAACGACGGCGTAAATTTTGGCAACGATGCATCCGAGTCTTCTTCTCCCATGTCATTGTTGGTGCGCGCCGTATTAATCGTTCTTTTGCTTGCGCTCATTGGATTCAATGTCATGACTTATTTAGATGACATAACCCGATGGTTCGGCGAAACATTTGGAGCGCCGTTTCAGGCGGTGGCCCGGTTTTTGGGCTACGCTGCCATTGACACCGCCAGGACCACATTGAATGTGTCTGCCCAGGGAACCAAATCGGCGGTCGACATTGCCGCCGGGGCCGCAACCAGCGGCATTGACGTGCTGCAACAGACCATTGAACAAAAGGGTCGCCAAGAAGACCAAGACCAAGAAGACCAAGACCAAGACCAAGACCAACAAGGCCAACAAGGCCAATCCAGCACAAAAAATGCTTCTCAAATGAGCTCAAGTGGAGCATTACAGCGTGCGCTGTCTCATGCAAAAAAACAACCGCCGCAACCCGATGACGCCACCAGTCGCACCCAACGCACGGGCAAATCCGGGTATTGCTACATTGGCGAAGACCGCGGGTTTAGGAGCTGCATCAAAGTGGGCGAAGAAGACACGTGCATGTCCGGCGACATTTTCCCGACCCATGCCATCTGCATCAATCCCCGACTAAGAAAATAAATGCATGGCAATATGGCAACATGTAATATTAAATTATTATTACATATTATTACGCATTATTACATATATCAACCTACATCATATCACACACTCAATCGATGTTTGATTCGTGTTATTCATTGAATGTGTTGCTGTTGATTGGGTTCACGTGGTGCATCCTGTGGTGGATGTACAATTACTACATACGAACTCCATCATTTCATCCACTGGGAACCGTGCTGCTGCACGTTCCGTCATGGATTCAAAAACTCACGCCGCACGTTTCCACCAATCCCAAAAAGAACGACCCCAAATTGCTCAACATTGATGGGTGGAGTGTGGGACACGTTCTAATTTACGCCAGCATTGGCATGTTTTTCCCCGGCAAATACATGGAAATCCTGGTCATTTCATTGTTGTGCGAAGTGTATGAATATGCGGTGGGGTGGCGCGCGCGCTGGTTGTTGGACCCGCTTGCCAACATGCTGGGGTATGGGTTGGGCGAGCTCATTGAATCCCGCTTCAAATTCAATTTGCACACCAGATTGAAACGCATGCCCGTGTTTCAAAGCATGGGATGCTCTTTCACATTGTTCGGAAGTCTATTGGCCATACTTTTTGTAAATCAGCCTAAATTCATGCAACATGATTTTTATTAACGCGGTTATTCGCAAATCTCGGTGTAAGTCAGGTTCAACAGAGGGCACAACTCTTTGGGGTCAAACTGAACTTTGATTTCCTCGTTGCGCGAGGTGCAGAGCTCTTGCTCGATGAAGTTAATGATGGGGCACACCTTGTGGATGTCTTTGTTATGAAGATACAATCCATGCTTGGGTGAATGCGGATGCTCCTGCTCATGTTGGCTGTGATTGTTGTATTCGTTTTCAAGAATCCGAACGGACATGACATCGTAGCTGATGGGCTTGGTGACAAACTTTTCCTTTTCACCCGAACAAAACGAGGTGTTGTACTTTTGCAACAGTGCACACAGCTTGGATGCGTCATCTGCCTTGTGTGCATTAATGCACAGCTCGTGCTCGACAATCTGCACGAGCGGGCACAACTCGCTCGGATTCAAATGGGATTTAGGTTTAGGAATAATAAGCGCTGCATCCGAAGTTGTGGGAAGCAACAACAGCAAGGGAAGAAACGGCATCAAGCGAGAGAAATTCATTGGATTCGATTGTTTTATGGAATGTATGTATATGTTTATATACATTCAAAATATTATTATTATTTTTCCATGCCACGAATTACGTTGACAACCCATAAGATTTAATACCCATTCAAAATACAATTCAATAGCCAAGTTCCTCCATAATCAGTTATGACAGTTATGTTCGCAGTTAACCAACGGAAGGCATATGTTCCATTAGATGATCCCCAAACTAAAGGCCCTTGTGGTTGTGGTTGTGGTAGTCCATTGACGATTTTATAAATCACTCCACTAGATATATTAAATTGTCTTGGCAGTGGGCTAAGATTGTAATCATAAGTCGGGTCAAAATAACTCATGGGAAATTCGACATAATACAATGTAGTACCTGGTAATGTCGTGTCTTGGAATATCAACGTCGCTGGATTTGTGTATATTGTGGAAAACCACATGGTGCCACCGGTGATTACATTGCCCTGATTGATATTAAACAAACTTCTGTAAACATAATTTGGGTTGATGTTGATGTTAGGGGTTGCCGGTGTAATGGATAAAGGTTCATTATAAAAAATAATCGGTGTTGGCGTCGGTGTCGGTGTTGGTATGGGTGTTGGGGGTGGCGTCGGTGTTGGTGTTGGTGTGGGTGTTGGTGTGGGTCCAGGTATAGGCTGAGGTTCAAATGCATTAAATAATTCCAAACTTGTTGCTTTGCCCCCCGATGCAGGCGTCACCTGCAACTTGTAGTTGTACAATGGCACACTTGCATCGATGCACAGCTGAATCACGGGACCCGGAACATCGCTGTCGCTTGTCAAAGAGCACAATACATTGGGTTGATTGCATTCCAGCGCCACAGTTTCACCACCTGCATTTTGAATCTCGGGCAGGTTGTCCACATTAGGATTCGTGTAGGTTTGCGTTTGCGTGGCCCACGACTTCTTGCGCGTAAACGCATTGCGCGAAATCATGGAATAAAACATTGCGGGAGACAGCTGTGCACTGTTGCCCTTGTATTTCAAAATCTCCGCTTTGCGCCGCTGGTCTAATGCATACGTGCTATAAACTAACCCATTATCGGCTGTGCACTCAGCATACCCATAATTGCTCACGCAATTGGGGCAGTTGTTTCCACCCGCGCGAGACCACGGCGGTGGACCGGGCACGAATCCCTGTATGCCACAGAAAGTGGTGGTGAAAGGTATAAACGGGGTTGCATTGGCGGTGGGAGAAGGCGGACCTGTTCCAGAAGCATTGATTGCACTTACTCTGAAATTGTAAAGCGACCCATTTTTCAAAAAATATATAACGAGGATTGTCATTGAATATTGAACGGTCCAAACAGAACTCGTGTCCAATTTATATTCAACCTTGTAATTGGTTATAGGAGAACCTCCGTCGGAAGGTCCAGCAGACCATGACAGCTGCACTTGTGCATTTCCAGGGGTCGCTTTTAAATTTGCGGGCGCATCCGGAACGGTCGACGGGGTTGCACTCACAATGACAGTGTATGGTCCATTTCCAGTTGAATTTACTGCCGCAACTTGAAAAGTGTAAGTGGCGCCGTTTGTCAATCCTGACACAATTGCAGAAGTTGAAACCGGGTTCAAAACAGTGGCCCATGCACCATTTTGCATCATTTGCACAATATAATTTATTATCGAAAGACCACCATCGTTTGGCGCAGTCCAACGCAACGGGACTTGTGCATTCTGATTGGACGTTGCAGTCAATCCAGTGGGTGCACTGGGAACCGTTGACGGGGTTGCGCTAGCAGGTGTGGAATAAGGACCCGGGCTGTTTGGATTTGCATTTGTTGCCGCAACTTGAAAAGTGTAAGTGGTGCCGTTTGTCAATCCTGACACAATTGCAGAAGTTGAAACCGGGTTCAAAACAGTGGCCCATGCACCATTTTGCATCATTTGCACGATGTAATTGATTATCGAAAGACCACCATCGTTTGGCGCAGTCCAACTCAACTGGACTTGTGCATTCTGATTGGATGTGGCGGTCAATCCAGTGGGTGCATCGGGAACCGTTGACGGGGTTGCACTGGCAGATATTGAAAAATTGCTTTGTTTGGAGTCTGTGTTCACTGCTGCCACTCTTACATAATACGTTGTGCCATTTGTCAATCCTGACACAATTGCAGAAGTTGTGGTTGGGGATGGAGTCCAAACAGAATAAGAATCATCAGTTCCATATTGCACGATGTAATAATGAATTAAATAATTTCCATCATACAATGGCGCACTCCAACTCAATGTAGTTTGTTTATTCTGGTAAGATGTTGCAGTTAATCCGTAGGGCTCGCTTGGTTGTCCCTCCACGAAAGTTGTTGCTTGAACGAAGTCGCTCCAAACAACGGGCGGCACCGGAAGTTTTGTCACGATGGTTCCTCTCACACGAAACCTATAGGTTGTGCCACTTGACAAACCAGTAATCGTCAATGGCTGAACTATAGTTGATTGCTCTTGTAGTGTTGATGTTGATGATACAGGCCCCCATTCCACAATATATGCAGTGTATTGAACCGGGTCGGGTGTCCATGACACCTCAATGGATTGAACACTGATGGGCACGGCTGAAACGTGTGTTGGGGGTGTTGACATGGAATTACGCAGATGCAATTATCATAACACGATATTAAAAACGACGCGTCCAGTTCACATTTCATTCATTTCATTTCATTTCGAGTTTGTTTTTGATTTTCTAAAATGATTCAATGCAACCAATGACACAATGGAAATTGCAGCAATTATAGCAACGCTTGACCGCACCGTGGTCGCATCTCTCACTTTTGTTAAATTTAAGTCAACCAATTCCGGCTGCAGTTCCGTGGCCAAATGAACCGCATTGGCCACGCTCGATTCCATGGACGTGAAGCTATAACTGCTGTTCCCATTTTGCACGCCACAATTGTACAGATTTTCGTATAGGACGGACCGGTTCGGCACGTGGCCGTGCGTCGTCGTCATGAATGCGTGATTGAACGGCACCCACCGCCGCTGGTCGGCGTCATACGCGCTCTGCGTCAAAAATTGGTAATCCGGCTCCGGCAAATCCGGATAAACCTGCTGCAACTGTCTAAACACTTCGTTCATGACGGCGCGTTTATCGCTGATTTCATTAGCGCTTACATTCAATTGCACATTGTCCGACGGCGCATCCGGCATGGTCACCACCGTGGAAATGACCGTCCGGGATCGCGGGTCGTTGAAATCCATGTAGTCCGACAGCACGATGTTGCCGACGCCCCATGCCGTGCGCGGATATCCCCATATCTTTGGAACCTCCAGTTTCGACCTCCAGTGAAAAATGACCGAAATGTAGGGCAAATACTGCGTTTCTTCCTGAAATCGTTCGAAATCGGGGCCAAACGCTGCGCCCAACTCTTCTTCATGCGCGCTCAAAATGCGCTGCACTTCTTGCGGCGGGCACGCCAGAATGATATTGTTGCACCCGCACATGATGGGCTTTGATTCTGAACGAGCGTCGCTAACAGCAACGCCCAGCACCGTCGCACTTGCTGCGTCTGAACCCGAACCCGTGATGAACCGGTCAATGGTCGCATTCTTCATAATGACCACCCCCCGCTTCAAAAGCGCATCCTCCCAAATGCGGAACAGCCCCACATCGTTTGGCACGCGCGGTTGATAAATGCCGTATAAAAAATTCTGATTCAGGATTTGTAAAAAGCTGAACAGCGTGTAAGTGTCGGCGCTGCCGCCGTCCGTCAACCGGCCGATGCGGTCCAATATGTCAATGGATGCGTTTGAGAAATCATGAGACGAGAGATATTCCATCAATGTTATTTCCTTGTAAGAATCATTCAGCGTCATGAAACTCCAACCCAGTGTGGCAATTTCTCTCAGCGACAGCACCCGAACCGCTTCCAACATCATGGTCACCGTGCTGAAATTGTACTTCACAAAGAGGTCGTCGAACTGGACGCCCATGTCCCTCAACAACTGCGTAAACATGAGAAAATTGTCAATGTAAATGCGCGGGCCGTGCTCGGTCATCATGCCGTCATGCACGCGGGTCACGCCGTGGCAGCCTCCCAAGAAGTCGCGTTTCTCAACCAACAAAACCCGGGAGGAAATCGATAAAACCTGGGCTAAAGCCAGCCCGGTTGGCCCTGCGCCAACAATGATGTGGTCATAATCTGACTGCATGGGACTCAAACAAATTATTATAAATTATTATAAATTATTATAAATCGTTATAATTATCTATACTTGATTCACATTTAAATGCAACAGCTGGGACATTTTCTCTCTTCTAGTTGCCGCTCCATTGCGAGAAGAACCAGCGCATGGACAAATAATCCATGGTGCTCGGCGCACCACCGGAGGAACCCAGCACCGTCAAATTGGGGCCGTCGCTGACAATGTTTTGAATCGCGCGCGTGCCAAGTGCGGTGTTGTAATATCGCAGCGACGACAGGTCGCCGTTGAAGCCGCCGTTGATTGCGACGTTCACGTTGCCGTAATTCTGGAAGGGGACCGAATTCAGCGGCAGGCGTTGCGCCAAATCGCCGTTGATAAACACGTCCAGCACCGTGTTCTCCACACGAATGATGACATTGATCCACTTGTTTACGGGAATGTTGCCCACATCAACCGACGTGTTCCGGTCACCAAACGTGCTCATGACAACCTTCAGCGACATGGAGTTTGTGGCGGGGTCGTCGTAATTCAAATACAACCCAGGACAGTTGTTCGGCACCATTATTCCGGAAACTATTCCCTCATTGGTGGTTGCGCTTCCTTTGTTGAACACGTGGCGGAACGGCATGATTGAACCCGGCAAATTGTTTTGCTTGATGAACAGCCACACCGACCAGGTAATTCCAATGCCGGTGTCATCATTCACCGAGCGAATGAGGGGGACTGCATTCGACTCGCTCGGATTTTGCGGTATAACCAAATTTCCGACATTGCCGTCGATGACACCATTCACCAAATACGGACTGGAATCGGGGGAAAACCACCATGCAATGAGCCCAATGCACAGTCGCAGAACGTAGACAAACACAATGACCACCAAAATCAAAAATGCGGCCTTTGCAACGTAGCTGTTTGAATCCAAAAACGACTTGGAACCGTCCACAATGTTCGACGCCTTGAAATCGCTCAATGACGGAGCTGGAACGGCGTCTGGAATGGCACCACCCAAGTTTCCAAATCCAGCACCAGTGTCGGCGTTTGCGGCACCAAAATCATTCATTTATGCTAAATATACTAAATGTAAATGCAAATGTTAATGTTATTATATGTCTTATTAACTTATAATAATAATTTAATTTTCTTGATTACACCATCCAGGCGGAACCCACGTAGAATGGCATATGTCAAATTAAATTGAAAATTTGCTGACAACTTGATTGTTGTTTGTGATGCTGAAATTCAGTTTGTAGGAGTGAAGGAAGTTAAACATGCCGGCTCCGCTGTATCCGGCGCTGTAAATGTTCCAAGCTTCTTCTGGCGAAAAATAGTCGGGATTGTAAACCACATTGGAAATGAAGCCTTGCAAGTCGCCATGAGTTGCTGTTATTGCGTTGGGGGACTTGGTGTCTATGGTGTACCCACCTCCAACGTACAATTGGTCGCCTGAACTCAATGAGGCTGGCATCGCTGGCATGACGCAAGTTCTCACCAGCTTTCCGTCTAAATACAGATCCGCCGTGTTGCCGTAAATGCTCATCGTGATGTTGATCCATTTTTGAAGCTGCACATTGCGAATCACGCAGGGGGTACTAGCCGAATTACTCAATTCCAGTGTCAAATCGTTTTGGTCATTGCCCAAATACAATTGAAACAGCGGCACGTTGACATTGGTGGTTCGCGTCAAGATGTTTTTATTGATTGTTGTGGATGTGGGTGATCCATCGGTTTTCCAAGCGTCAATGTAAAGCCATGCTGAATATCCGTAATTGCTGTTTCCGGTGCTGTTGCTTTCTGTTTTACTGGTGTCGACAACCACAGACTTGGACGCATCCGACAAATCGGAGACGGTTGTGGTGGAATTTGTCATCAATTTATACACCGTGTAAATGAGGATGATGATGAGAACAAATATAAAAATTGTTAAAACGTTCATGTTTGATATTGTGTCTATATTGCTATATTATTATAAACATAATATTTTTTATTGTCATTTTGCATTATTGTGTGGCAACCGGGTCAAAACGTGTCCACAAACACATTCGCAACCGTTTTCAAAATGTAAGCAACCGTTCCATCGGTGCTAAACATTGCACCCAAAAGTGCGCCGATTAACCCAAACACAATTGCACCCATTAAAAATCCTTTCGTGGATTGCACCACTCCACTGATGGATTGCTCCGTGTTTTCATCATTAAACAACCAGCCCAAAATCGCGCCAAGCAGTGCACCAATGATTCCATACGTGGTCGCGCCACTTGTGCTTATTGTGGGCATTGACGTCGGTGCTGGCTTGTCAAATGCGCTTGCCAAATCGTTTGCAGGAGCATTCTTGTGAACCGCTGCGCTTGCCAAATCGTTTGCGGAAGTGCCCTGATTGTCTGGGTCCATGTCGACGCCCACCACCGGCGGATTCAGCGCTTTGTTGGTTTTGTACAACCACATGATTTCGGGCTTGGTGAATGGCTCCGTGTTCAGCACAACGTTGCACATCTCTCCGTGCACGCCGTCGGCTTGTCCCATGACGACGTTGAACACCGCGTCCTTGGCGTTCCCATCATTGATTGGCACAATGTTTCCGGTGTAAATCAGTTTGTTGTTGATGAATATGTCAATTGCTCCCTTGTCCGAATTGATGATGACGTTGTTCCACGTCTGCAATGCAATGTCCGACACGGTCAGCACTTCATTGTTCAGCTTTATCGGTTTTCCATACAATGCGAATTTCAGCGTGTTGCTCTTTGGATTATATTGAATCGATGGTCCAAAACCCCCGAACTGCATGAGGTTGATGTCCGCATCGAAATAATTTGTATTCGTGGTGGGCGGTTGCGGATGGATGTAAAACCAGGCCGACACGCCATAGCTATAATTTTTCAAATTGACTTTGGTTTGCGAATTGGAGATGGGGGTAACAATGTCGCCTTGCGTGTTGACAAATTGGATGTCGTGGGTTGTGATGGGAACCGACGTCGTCATGGAAACGGGGGCCGACAAAATTTGCACGCCGGTGTGATTGATTGCCCTTGCCACGAACGATGGCAGAAACCGTCCAATCAAAATGAAAGCAGCTTGTGCCGCCAAAAGCAGCAAAATGGGACGGGTTGTCAGCCCGTACTGCTCCTTCGCCATGTCCACGAAGTCCAGCATCAAACACGGCAAGTAAAACAAGAAGTTGGCAAACAGCTTCAGCACGTTGATGACCCAATTGGATTCCGGGTCGTTGCTCACCTGAAACATGGAGCTGCCCATTTTCCGGGAACTGGAAAACAGGGTGCGCATCAATCCAATGACAACCGCAATTCCGGTTATGTAAATCATCGCGGTTATTCCGAATTGCACGACGCCCACAATCGTCACCAGTTTGCTGTGAGAATTCAAGAAATACATGATGATTCCAATCAAACAAATCATGACCGCAATCCCCAGTCCAGTTTTGCCAATGAATTGACCGTACGACATGCTGCCTTCCACCATGTCCGTGGTGGATGAGTTCATGTAATACACGCCAAACACGGCAAGCGACACAATCAGCATGATGACCGTGGTTGCAACCGTCCCTTTCTGGCCTTGCACGAAATCGTTCAGGTCAAATGATGACCTGTAAAGGACCAACCCCAGCACGGCAAACACTATGAACCCCACAATGAAGGCAATCGGATACTGGGCAACCAGCGTTGTCAACCAATAAAATGGAAACAGCGCCAACTTGAAGAAGGTTGTCATTTTCTCCATTATTCCGGCAGGAGGCGGGGTGCCACTTGAACTCGAAACCGCTTCTGGGAATAATTGCTTGACGAACACGTCGATGACCCAATGGATGAGGTTCACCACCGAACACAAGACCAGCGTCCAAACCAGCAAATTCACAAACGGAATGTCGGTCCCAATGGGGAACGGACTCTTGAAACAGGTTGAAAAGGAAGAGTCGGCGCACGGAACCATCGGCTTCTTTTGAATGTAAACCCCGAATATCATGTATGCAATGTAGGCCAAAAGTCCCACCATGGAAACCTTCTTTGCCAGGTCGACAAGGTCAGTGTTTGCAACATACTTGGCATACTCAAACAACGGAAACGCCTTGAAAAAATCAAGCGGAAAAATGTTAGGAGCGTATTGTTGGGAGTATTGATAAAACAAACCCACATAGTATTTGAACTTTTGCCATGAAGTGAAACTCGAACGGTCGATTTCGGCATCCGGCGGTATGGGTTTCTCAAATTGAACCGTGTTCCGAAATTTCCACCAATACACGACCAGCGTCAGCGCGAGAATCGACAATGAACTTCCGTAAACAATTTGTTTTCCAAGCGGGGACGGAATTGGTTTATCATTGACGGTTTGGGTCTTTGCATTTTTAACGGCAGCATCATATTCATCATTCGCTCTGCCGATTGCATCGTATATCATACTAATCGGAAACAAAACGCTCAATGCAGCATAATCAAAGTTGAGAATCGTTGACATCGCGGTGAGATACACATTAAATGTGCCTGGGGCAGACATTGATGTGATTGTGACAATCAACAATAAGATTGAAACTATGAACCCAAACGTAATCGCACTCCCAACTATTTTTGTGCCAGTGGCAATTAATGAAATCATAATTATAAATGTCAACAACGCATTGAGGATCCTCGAAATTACGAATCTAAAATTGTCTTTTCCCGCTTCTGTGTTTAATGCTGGTTTCTTTAGATCAACCGTAAATGAGTATTTGAATGAAAGCTTGTACCACAGCGCAACCACTACATAATATATGAAATAGCCAATGAAGTAGCCAACAATGGCAAAATTCGCATAAGTAATTGAATTGTAAATGATTGCCCCGATTACAAACAACCACAAATAAAATCGCGGGTTTGTCCACGACGACGGTTCTAGCGGAGGTGGATTCGCGGGTTGGGATTGCATTGCCTTGTCTTATTTTTAAAACACGATAAAACACGAATACAACTATTATTATACATTGCATATATTTAAAATACATGAAATGACGTGCAATCCAGCGCGGGCTAAAACGTTTCCATGGCGGTTTTTTTGCCGTGGCAGTCGCGACACAGCGCGACCAGGTTGTCCACGTTGTTGGAGCCGCCGTGTTCCAGGCGCACAATGTGGTCCACTTCATACCATGCCGGCAACTGGCGGTCGCAATGGCCGCACTTCCACGATTGCTGCGCGGCTACGAACTTCTTTTTGGTTTCGCTCACGCTGCGTTTGGTCGCATTGTTGCGCCCGGATGACCTGAGGCGGGCCTCCATTTGCGCCTCTCTTCGTCCGCCACTGGCGCCACCGCCTAAATTGCTGCCACCGTTGTCTCCATCTTGAAACATGGATTTATTGTTCGCAAAATCGAGGAAGGGCGACAGCATGTCCGCCGACGACCGGCTGATTGGCATGTATCGAATGATGTCGTTTGCATGCGACATCATGGACTGCGACTGTCCCGGGTTTTTCTTCAGGAAGATGTAGAGAGATAATCCGACAAATGCAAACGTCGACATCTTAATCTCTTTCTGCCACGAATGAAACACCTTCAAATATTTGCCATCATAGTACGTGTTGAACACAAGAAATGCGGTAATCCCAAATATGAACAATTCCAGTTTCATAATTCGCGTATTATTATATTGTCGTTATTATTTTTTGAAGACCACCGGATGCGGATATGGCGTCGGAACCCGTTTGATGGACTTGTTGCGATTATTGCTATTGCTATTGCGGTTGCGGTCATTGAATCGAACCGTTTTTTTCGGTTTCGGCAGGCGACTAACCGCATTGTTGATGTGGCGCAGCTGTTGCACAATGTGCGAGACGTTCATGCGTTTGTCCCCGTTTGCAAAAATCACGGTTCGAAACAAGCTGCGATATCGGCGCAGCATATCTTCATATGCCTGGTCCGACATGAGAAACCGTTTGCGCGGCAGCATAAATATGCTGTAAAACACGGACATTAGTCCCCACACATCCGTGTTATACCGATACACGGTGCTAAAATAATCGTTCAAGCGAAACGTGCGATTGGCGCGGTCCGTAAAATGATGCAGTATGTCCGCATTGTAAGTGGCGACCATGCGCACGAGCAGCTCGCCGGCGTCCTTCTCGCTCAATCCAAAGATGGACATGAATGTGTATTGATAGTAGTTGTAAATGTTGATGTCAAATGCCTCATTGTATCGTTTGTACACCTCGAGCGTGAAATGTTTGATTTGTTCCATCGGTGGGTCGGATGCGTTGGACAACACCGCCAATTCATACAATTTGCACGTGTTGGGAGAAATAATCATGGTTGAAAACGGGCGGTTGAATGTGACGGGGTTGTTCATGAAATGACGCGGGGGGATGACGTGTTGTTCGGTGCTAGTGCCGGACAGCCCCCAATCAATGATGCGCGCATTTCCTGCGGCATCCATCATGACGTTTTCGGATTTGAGATCATTGTGAATGACCCCCAGCCGGTTCATGGGACCCACCGCATGAATCAAGAGGGTTGAAATGTGGTCGTTCAATTGACGAATGCGGGGTGCATCGAATGCCGTTTGGTCCATCCATTTTTTCAAATCAATGCCCAAATCCGGCATGTTGAGCATGCGCAACTTGTCCAAATTGGCATTGACATTTGCCGCCGTTATATTCAACCGTTTCATGTTGATGCAAACACTGTCAAACTTCTCCAAATCATGATGGTCCAATGCATCGGGATGACACATGGAAGCCCGCATGCCGAAGTATTCATCGTGATTTTTGATTCGCATCAAACGCTCTTTTATTTGGTCATATTCTCTCAATTCATTCTCTATGGTTTCCATGTCGCCCAACTTGCTAATGTTGCCGTCATGATAATTGCGAGCCCGGCCCTTGCATTTGAGAGATGGCCTAAAAACACAGCCTTGGGCGCCTGCAAATATGGGTATGCCGCCTGTTTGCGAATGATTTTTCCGACGCGTCATGCGTTTTATTGTCATTGTGCAGGTGTGTATCACTACACATTGTGATTATTTTATTTTTTACACATTCATTCATGTTTACACATTCATTCATGTTTACACATTCATTCATGCATAATACAAATAATACATGGTTGTTGCGGTGCCAAGGGCAACCAGCCCATAAATCAATTTGCGCCGATACTTTATTTCATCGCGAAGACGCACTTCCTTGGGCTTGTAATTGGAATAATACGCATTGATCGCGTCTTGCAATGAAACCTCGTCGCGATTCAAACGCAGATTGAATTGATTGTGCAGAAAATGCACCCATTTTATGAAGGATTCACGTTTGTCTAAATAAGGGGAAACCGGATACTTGTCCAACAGTTCGCTTAAGGTGCTTCCCATTTGGTGATTGGGCAAAAACAGCGGCAAGTTTTGAATGAAGTCGTAGTATTTTTTTATCGTGACATCGTTGGGTCTCTCGGGATACGTGACCGCCATGCTGAACAACACGAACCAATAATGCGGCCCCCACACGGACGCATCCAGCGCCGTCGTTGCATTGCCGTCCTTGTAAATCGGGGATGAATGCATGGCGTGTTTCTTATTTTTTACAATCAAACAATATAAAAAGAAGGATGATTAAACACATAAGAGAGGTATTCCACCAATTATAATAAAATAAAATAAAATGTCGTTCAATGCGCTGCAAACCGTGGATGATGACGGAGAGGATGAAGACGCCCAGGTTGATGAAGAAGACCAAGACCAAGACCAAGACCAAGACAGAACCGACAGCTTCGTGCAGCATGCAAGGATGCAAAACAATTATCACTGTGCGTATACCAAAAGGAACACATTTTGCAACAATTGTGGCAAAAGCGGACACGTGATGCACGCGTGCAAAAATCCCATCATTAGCAATGGAATCATTGTTTACAAGGAGGGCAACGGCAACGACAGCAATGTGCATTTTTTGATGATTCGGCGAAAGGACACGCTTGGGTTTGTTGAATTCATTCGTGGCAAATATCCGGTTTACAATCAGGCATACGTGCAACGGCTCATTGATGAAATGACGTTGGATGAAAAGCATCGGTTGCAAACCCAAACATTTAGCGAGTTGTGGAAAAATGTGTGGGGGGATTATTTGAATTCGAAATATCAGAATGAAGAGGCGGTGTCTTGCGACCGATTCAACATGTTGAAGTCGGGGATAAAGCTGAACCGAAATGGCGGCAGTCATTACACACTGAACACGTTGATTGCAAATTCATGCACGCAGTGGACCGAAGCCGAGTGGGGGTTTCCCAAAGGACGCCGCAACTATCATGAAAAAGACATTGACTGCGCCCTTCGTGAATTTTCGGAAGAAACGGGATACAATCAAGGCCGATTGACCATAATACAAAACATCATTCCCTATGAAGAAATATTCATGGGTTCCAACATGAAAACATACAAACACAAGTATTACGTCGCATACATGCAATGTCCAAACCACAAACTGCCGTCCGAGTCGTCCCCCATTTTTCAAAAAACGGAAGTGAGCAAAATGGGATGGTTCACGTATGATGATTGCATTGGCCGCATGCGTCCTTACAATTTAGAAAAAATCAACATTTTGCGCAAGCTGAACAATGCGTTGAACGAATACAAACGTGTCTGCAATTAATTTTAAATTAAATTAGGGCGATGATATTTGTGGTTAGTTGCATCAATTTATAATCATTTTATATTATAACGATTATGGAAAACGCGATGTCTGCTCCTTCTTCAGAACAACAGTCCATTGAAGAACCAACCAAAACAGTAACAAAAGCAGTAACAAAAGCAGTAACAAAAAAAAAACAAAAACCGGCGCAACACCCCCTTTTGCGTTCTCCAGAACAGCAGTCCATTGAAGTGCTGGAATGGAACCAAGCCCAAGCGACCCAAGCAGAAGCCAACAAAGGAGGAGAGGGTCTGCAATTTTTGTATCCAACGTTGAACAACCCCAATTTCGCGCTCGACATTGCAGAGCGCAAAGAATTCAACGACACCAAGTACAACATTGTCATCCCCGAATCTCAGCGTCAAATGGAAAGTGAAGCCGCAAAGTTGTGCAGCGCCGAATTTGAACTTGCCCCACACCAGCTGTTTGTCCGGAATTTTCTCTCGATGATGACGCCGTACAACAGCTTGTTGCTGTATCATGGCCTCGGAACCGGAAAAACGTGTTCCGCCATCAGCGTGGCTGAAGAAATGCGCGACTACATGACCCAGCTGGGCCTGACAAAGAAAATATTGGTGGTGGCCTCTGTCAACGTGCAGGACAACTTCCGCAAACAGTTGTTTGATGTTGCCAAGCTGGAATTCGACAGAAATAAGCGCCAGTTCGTCATCCGTGGCTGCACTGGAAAAAAGCTGTTGAAAGAAGTGGGCGCAAATGCAGAGTTGACCGATTTAACAGAACGGAATATAGACACGGTGCGGTCCGGCATTGTCCAGCGCATCACCCGTGTCATCAACGCCAGCTACGAGTTCATGGGCTACATTGAATTGGCCAATTTGGTGCGGCGGCTGACCACAAAAGCGGGCATGTCAAAGCAGGATGCCATTCGGGCCATCACGCGCGAATTCAACGACCGTCTCCTCATTGTGGACGAAATTCACAATGTGCGCAGCGACGAAGAGTCCAAAGAGTCCAAAGAGTCCACCGGAACAGGAGGAACCAGCGTGTCCGAAGAATTGTATAAATTGGTGCGATATGCCGTAAATTTGCGCCTGCTGCTGTTGTCCGGCACGCCCATGTACAACGACCCCCGCGAAATCGTGTGGTTGCTGAATTTGATGAACACGAACGACCGTCGCTCCACGATTGCAGTCAGCGACGTGTTTGACCGGCACGGCAATTTGTTGGAGATAAACGGGCGTGCGGTGGGTGCGGAATTGCTGCGCATGAAATCCAACGGCCACATTTCGGTGGTCAAGGGAGAGAATCCCTACATTTTTCCATACCGAATGTATCCGCGCGAGTTTGCCCCCGAGCACTCTTTTTTGCAGCTGGATCGCGAACAGCGCCCCGCGCTGCAGCTGAATGGCACACCGATTCCGGACCCGATGCAGCACCTGGACGTGTATTTGAACACCGCTGGGCCGTATCAAGAAGCGGTCTACAAGTACATCATTGACCGAAAACGGCTGGAAATGTCCGCGGATGCCACATCCTTTGGCTCGTTTTTATTAAAGCAGCCCATTGAAGCGCTCAACATGGTGTATCCCAGCATGGAGTTTGACCGGCTCATGGAGCGCCGAAAGCCCGCGTCGGATGCAACTGGCGTGTCAACTGCGGATGTTGCGCTCCTCGCGGACGTCAAGGGGCTGCTCGGAGATGCGGGGCTTCGGCGCGTGATGAAATACGAAGAATCCGAAGACGGCGTGCGCATTTTCAACTACGATTACAAAGACAGGATAATGAAGAGTTATGGCCGCATTTTCTCTCGCGACGAAATCGGTAAATACAGCAGCAAAATCGCCAGCATTTGCGACCACATCGAAAAAGCCAACGGCGTCGTGCTGATTTACAGCGAATACATTGGCGGCGGTGCGGTGCCGATTGCGCTGGCTCTGGAAGAGATGGGCTTCACGCGGTACGACAAGGAGATGGGGTCGCTGTTTAAAACCGCACCCGTGCCGCAGCGCGTCATCCAGCACCAGCAACGGCGGTTTGCCGCAAAATACGCCATGTTCACGGGAGACAAGCAGCTGTCCCCCGACAATCGCGCCGAGCTGGAAGCGCTGACGACGGACAACGCGAACGGCCAACGCATCAAGGTCGTCATCATTTCCAAGGCGGGCAGCGAGGGCATCGATTTCAAGAACGTGCGCCAGGTGCACATCATGGAGCCGTGGTACAACATGAACCGCATTGAGCAAATTATTGGTCGTGCGGTGCGCAACTGCAGCCACGCCGACCTCCCGTTTACGGAGCGCAATGTGCAGCTGTTCTTGTATGGAACGCTGCTGCCTGCCAGCCCTGACGTGGAAGCCGCCGACCTCTATGTGTATCGTCTGGCCGAAGCGAAAGCCGTGCAAATCGGGCGCGTGAGTCGCCTTCTCAAAGAAAATGCGGTGGACTGTTTGCTCAACATTGACCAAACCAATTTCAGCCAGGACGTCATTCGCCGCCACAACGGCGGCCGAAATGTGACGGTTCGCCAAGTTCTTGCGGATGGAACCGTCATTGCGAATTATGTTGTGGGAGACCGCCCGTTTTCTTTTGTGTGCGATTATCAGGAGACCTGCGAGTACACGTGCATCAACGGCGACGGAAGCAGCCTCAAGGTCAATGAAGACACGTATTCGGAACCGTTCATTGTCATGAACGCCGACCGAATCATTCAGCGCATTCGACAGTTGTTCAAGGAACGGCATTTTTACAAACGAAGCGCGCTGTTGAAGCATTTGATTGGACTTGGACATTCGGAACAGCAAGTGGACGTTGCGCTGACACGAATGCTTGCAGACGACGGGCAATTGGTGGACCAATACGGACGCGCGGGACGCCTCATCAACGTGGGCAAATATTACTTGTTTCAGCCGTTGGAAATAACGGACCCGCGCATCAGCGTGCATGCCCGCAGCGCGCCGTTGCAATTCAAACGAGACCACATTTCATTTCCGCTCGCGGATGGCACTCTGGAAATGCTGGCGGAGAAGCACGGATTCTCCAAACCGAAACAAATCGCGGAAGCCGCAGCGGTTCCTGCCGCTGTGCATGAGATGAAGAGTGCGTATCAAGAAATAATCGGCGCACTCAGCGCAGCACCACAACAAAAAAAAGCAATCGACAAAAACACCAAGGGCTGGAACGAGTTGTGTCCGGATGTCATGCGCGAGCTGCATGAAACGCAGGGCATTGACACGGCCATATTGCAGCGGTGTGTCGTGGAGCATTTTGTGGAAGACCTCTTGGTCGCATCGTACGACACGGGTCTGCAGTATTTAAACCGGTTGTACTCTCAAAGTACACCAGCCTTGGACGAATTTGACCGGTTTGCGCGCGAATATTTTGACAACCAAATACGGACAAACCCCAAGTATGCAGGAGAACAGGGCATTCTGATGCTGAAAAAACAGACGGAGACTGGCTGGCAGGGGATTGTGCGCAAAAATGCGGAATCTGCGTGGGCTGAACCCGCTTCCAAAGAGGAATGGCGTCATTACACCGAAGACATTGCCGCCAAGATGCCGCGCGAATCAAATCTTTCCCACATCATTGGGTTCGTTGCCGAGTTTAAGGAAAAGAGTGGAGGAAGTTATGCGGTGTTCAAAATTAAATACGTGCAAGAAAAGGGAACCGGTGCGCGATGCGACCAAATTTCATCCAAGCAGCGCCGCCTCACCATTGTGAACCAAGTGATGCATGGATTGGAGTCCGATGTTGCGCCGACTTACACGATGGAAAACACAAAGGACCAGAACACCGCGCGATTCTGCGTGTTGCCCGAGCTGCTGTTGCGCAGCTACAACCTGATGCGAAAGGATGGAAAGCATTGGTTTCTGACACCGGTGCAAGTCGTGTATCTTGAAAAAAAAGCGTCCTTGGTTCGAAAATGATTGGGAAATGCATGAACCAATCCAAACAATCCAAACAATCCAAACAATCCAAACAATCCAAACAATCCAAACAATGATTCCGCTGGTTTAAGTAAATAAAACTATAATAATATGCACATATATTAGCCATCGTATTACGCTTAACCTATTCC